TCATTGTTGCTACTTATGGTGTCGCCGCTGTTGGTATCAACATACCTCGTATTTTTAATCTGGTTCTCATTGAACCTGGAAAATCCTTCGTCCGTGTTATCCAAAGCATCGGTCGAGGAATTCGTAAGGCAGAAGATAAAGACTTTGTACAAATCTGGGACGTAACTAGCAGTTGCAAGTTTGCCAAACGACATTTGACACAACGTAAAGCTTTTTATAAAGAAGCAAACTACCCGTTTGACGTTGAAAAGTTGACATATAGATAAGAACCTGATATAATACATTATGCGTATATTAACCCTAGACAACGAATTCTATAATTTAGAAACTCTTCCCGAAGAAATTGATGACTTACGTTTTGCAATACTAGACAATAGTAATCCACAAAACGTAGACTATCATTATATCCCACTAATCTTTTTAGAATCATTCAACAGCCCTGCACTTGTATTGAAGATTGGTAACAGCACAATTAAGATGCCTATTGATTGGCAGATCCTTATTGGTGAACAAGAACACGGAGATTTAGAAACACTACCTCTCACTAGTATCAATGACAGGGGATTCAATGCGTTTGAGTTTAATCCATTAAGTAGTTTTAGTCCGTCATTCGTACCGATTGAAATTGTAGACATATACCACGATGTAACTTGGTATGCACCTCGATTGAAGAACGGACAATTCTTATGTGTCCCGTTAGATGATGGACCTAAACCTAGATGTGTTTATTTTGTAAAAGAGATTAGTCGTAACTGTGAGATTGTAGATTATAGTCAGGCATTCTAATGGCAACAAAGAAAATAGCAATACCTCAAGATGAGAAACTAGAGAATCAAGACTTCAACTTGTTTGAAGCTATTGCGGCGTTGGACAAGAAAGACTATGGTTATTATGACAGGCTCACACCTGAGCAACAACGTAAGTTTGTGCCATTTATGTTAATCAAATGGTTAAGCTATGTAAAAGGTTCTAGTGACGTAGCAGGGTACTATGCAATGAGTACAGAATATTATGCTAACAAATACTTCTTCAATGAGTATGTATCAAAGCATCCTAAACTACAATGGTATATGATGTGTGCGGCAAGTCCCGGTAAAGGGAAACAATATCATCAATGGTTACCGCAGATTAAAGAACGTGTTAGTTTGTTAAAAGAACCGGCACAAGTGAAAGAAATAAAAGAATACTTTACAAAGATTTATCCTAAGGCAAATAGTGAAGATTTAACAGAATATTCAAAAGCATTTGTGCAAGAGCAAAGAAAGAAAATGCATCTTGCAGAAATATACCCCCATTTAAAAATAGCAGACATAGAAGTATTAAGCCAAACGGTTACAGATGAAGATATCACTCAATACGAAAAAGACAGAGGCAACTGATAAGACAATCAAGTATGGTTGTGATTTTTGCAATAGAGAATTCCTACGTGAATCTACTATGTCTAAGCACCTATGCGAAAACAAACAACGTTGGATGAACAAAGATATGCAAGGCAATCGTATTGGCTTTCAAGCCTGGCTACAATTTTATAAAAAGAATACGTCAACTAAAAAGAATAAAACATACGAGGAATTCATTCGTAGTGCTTACTATACTGCATTTGTAAAGTTTGGAACACATTGCGCTAATATCAATGCAATCAACATTAGTAGATACGTAGATTGGCTATTGAAGAATAATATCAAAATTGATACTTGGGCCAGTGATAGTGTCTATACGAAATATTTGATTGAGTATTTGCGTATTGAAGATCCGTTAGATGCTATTGCACGTAGTGTCCAAACTACTATGGATTTAGCAGAGAAAGAGGGCATTGTACCTAAAGACTATTTGTGTTATGGTAATACTAACAAGGTATGTCATAGTATTACCAATGGTAAGATTAGTCCTTGGATGTTATATCAGAGTAGTAGTGGCGTAAAGTTCTTAGATAGTTTAAATGAATCACAGGTAAAGATGGTTATTGACTATATCAATCCAGAGTTATGGAAGATTAAGTTTAATCGTGAACCAGAGAATGTGAAACAAGTTAAGGAGTTATTGAATGCTGGCGGGTACTAGAGTTCGTATACCTTGGAAAAAGGGAGATACTATAGATTGGGATGAAACCTGTGCTTGGGCGATAGAACAGTTTGGTTTGCCAGGAGATAAGTTTGAGACACACTCAACAGAAGATTATATGGATTTTTATTTCACCGATGAGCGTGATGCTATCTTATTTGAGTTGAGATGTGGTTAACGTGCGACAAGTAACATTGTACATTGATATTGATAGAACCTTGGAAATAGTACATGAGTTAAAACGTCACGGTTGGTTTATGGGTAAAGATTTTGATTTTGCGTGCCATAAACCAACCTATGATAACTTTAGTGGATCTAATTGGGAACCAGAACTAGAGAGGCATACTGTGTTTACTTTTTACAACGATATTAATGCAAGTTATTTTATGTTGAGGTGGGGATGAATATATCAGAAGAAATTGTCAATCAAGTGGCTGACCAAATGTCTAAAGATATTGACACACTAGTGTTAATGTCTGCATTGGGTTGGACTAGTGTAAAATTAGACAGATTTCGTAATGGTACAGAAGCAGTTGATATCATTGATTGGTTAGATGCTAATTGTACCGGTGAGTGGAAAAACTTAAGCACAAGATATATTTTTGAAAAGAAACAAGATGCTGAGTGGTTCATCTTACGATGGCAATGATATATGAACATTATGATTATGATGCAGGATGGGAAAATACTAAACCCGGTTGGTATGAATGTTCAATACGTGCTAAACATCTTGACAAATATAACGAAATAATTAAATGGTTAGAAAATAATATTGGCAAACACGAAAGACATTGTAGGTGGTGTGTAACTGATGATGACATAGTTAGCTTTAAGTTTAGATATGAAAGAGATTATATTATGTTTACGTTGAGGTGGAGTTGATGGCATCAATACCGCATATACAAGACTATGATGACGATGATCCGGAAATTGATTTTCGTAAAAGACGCTGGGACTATTGGGCGGCATTGAAACTTGTGCGTAGAGAATACATGGCTGATTTAAAAGCACTTGATGGTCAGTTTGATGCGTTTGACTTTGAAGATTACATTGAAGAAAACTATGGAATCAAAATGAACATAGTCAATGGCAACATAACTGACGGATACAAGATTATGGACGAAAAGAAGTACCTAATATTTTTATTAAAATTCCAATGAACAACACACCCTTTCCCATAACTCCTTTACAAGATAATAAATTTATGTTATCATGGCCTAGATGGCAGAATATTAAACACTTTCATACAAAGAAAAAACTATTGGATGTGTTATTTGACGATATTGGTAGTGAAGAAGTAGGAATTAGTATATCAATTGTAAAAGACGAATTGGATATTATGTGGATTTCATGGTATGCATGGGCACAAGATGTTAACGGTGACTATGCTACCTACTTAGAAGATATGTACGAGATTAAAGGTGTGGCATTCAATAGTGAAAATGAAGCCTTAAAGCTACAAGATTACTTAGAGAAGAAATATATTTGGAAAACATTACAATTATGAATAAGATTGGTGTTGATATCGGTAAAACAAAAATTGAGTGCTGTGTATTATCACCCACTAATGATATATTATTTAGAGAGCGTCTACCCACAGATTCCGTATACAAAGAAATAGAATTTCTCTATAATAAAGCATTATCCTATACTAGTACAAAAGAACATACATTAGGAATATGTATGCCGGGTTCTATAAGTTATAGAACTGGTTTACTGAAAAATTCCAGCATAGAATTTTTAAATGATACAGATTTTGTAGGCATATTAGAAACTAAATTAAATCGTAAGATACAAACTGCAAATGATAGTCAATGTTTTGCTTTAGCAGAAGCCTTATTGGGAGCAGGTAATGGCTATAATACTGTATTTGGAATGATATTGGGTACAGGCGTAGGAGGCGGAATTGTAATTAACAGTTCATTACATAAAGGATTTCATAACATAAGTGCTGAATGGGGACATACAACACTAGATACAAGTAATAATATAATGTGTCGATGCGGTAGAATCGGATGTGTAGAAACTTGGTTAAGCGGCTCGGGGATAGACAAATGGGCATTTAATGTTACGAATAAAAAATTATCCACAAAAGAACATTTACAAATTTCGGAGATACAAGAATCTTTCTTAGAACAGTTTGGATTAGCTATTGCTAATTTAGTTCAAGTGTTAGACCCAGATTGTATTGTAATTGGTGGTGGATTAAGCAATAATGATATCTTATACACCCGAGGTATTGAACGTGTGAAAAAGATTATATTCAATGATGAATTTAGTACACCTATCTTTAAAGCAAAATTAGGTGACAGTGCAGGTGTAATAGGAGCGGCATTATTATGGCAAACGATGTAATGATTGATATGGAAACGCTTGACACAAGTCCTGATTGTGTCATACTAACCATTGGTGCAGTAAGATTCGATCCTAAAGGTAGTGGGGTTGTTGAAAGATTAGAGTTACGACCTACAATTGAAGAACAGACAGAAATATACAATAGGAGTATCAATGAAGATACATTACGTTGGTGGAGTGAGCAAAGTCCTGAAGCACTTGAAGAGGCTATGGGAGAAGAAGGCAGAATTTCGTTTAGAGAATGTATGGAGATACTTTATAAGTTTTGTTGGAATCGCCGTGCTGTTTGGAGCAATGGTGCATCATTTGACGTGGTTGTGGCAGAGTCGGCCTGGAGAAACCTTGAAATGCGAACCCCTTGGCCTTTCTACACCGTCAGAGATACACGTACCTTGTATGAGATAACCGGGGTAAGTCTTAAAGACGGTGGTCACGTAACCAGTCACAAAGCAGTAGAAGATGCCGAAAGACAAGCTATTGTTGTGCAAAAAGCGTATACTAAATTAATTAAAGCAGAATTGGTAGCACCACCTAAATGAGAATTGATTCAGACATTGACATTGACTTTGGTGATAGAGATAAGTTATTAGAACTTATCAAACATACGCCTGCCGCAATGCGTAATGCTAACCCTATACGCAAACATAATACTGGTGTTTATGTTACTGAAATACCGTATGACCCAGTTAATGATATGGCTGCAATTGATTATGTTGAGGCAGACAAGCGCGGTTATTTTAAATTAGATTTGTTGAATGTTCACGTTTATTCACAAGTGAGTGATGAAATACACTTAATCAAATTGATGACTACTGAACCTGATTGGTCTATGTTAGCAGATTATGATAAGATGAAAAGTCTAATTCATTTACAGAATCATTATCAGAACATCAAAAAGATGCCAGAGCCCATTAACAGTATCCCAAGATTAGCAATGTTTTTAGCTGTAATTAGACCTGCCAAAAAACATTTAATAGGAAAGACTTGGAAAGAAGTAAGTGAGACTATATGGGATAAAGGTTCAGATGGTTATAGCTTTAAAAAGAGCCACGCTATTGCATATGCACAGCTAGTAGTT